GGGCGAGCAAGCGCGGCATTGAATGTTGGGTTGCGAAATTGTATGCCGCGATCTTCCTTATTCTCGAGGTTTCCAACCTCATAAAATTCCAGTTTCTGCATTTCAGTTAAAATGGCATCTTGGGGGCGCACTCCGCGCCTCAAATAATTCTCCATCCCACGCCCGAACCGCAATTTCTTCATTGCAATTCGGTGTCCGACAACCTCACGCGCTGTTGCACGTGGTATATAGCCAATTTCTTTGGCCACCCTCTTTGATAACCGGCAGAAGTTCCGCCACTCAATGCTCTTCAAATCTGGCTCCGGCGTTGCAAATAAATGTCGATTACAGAGTGTGCGAAGCTCCTGATCAACAGTGTGCTCATGCAGGCCATACTCAGGGAATTCCAACATTGATGGTGGAGGTGGTCCCAGAATACAACCAGTGCGATGAGTGACAACGTGATCAGGGGGCACAAATTTTATGCTGCATCCGTTCGCCAGTGGCCGATTTGGAGCATTACAACGACCGATGGGCACTAGGCGTTTCCCGCGTTCAGGCCCATTGATGGCCCACGCTCAAAGCCAGGTGTTATGTGCCCATTGTAATAAAGGCCGCGGTATTTCTGAGTGTAATGGCCAAATGTTATCAAATTCGCCACCCGCTGCCAACGCATGAAAGATGCATTCATCTGTTCACGGGCATACTCCTTAACCTTGCAGGTCTGCGCGATCTTCAACTGGCCACTGATGGCCCCGTTGAAGCGCTCAACTTCAAACCTCCGTTCGGGAGACTCCACAAAATCAATTGCCAACTTCTCGGCATCTGAAGGTTGGAGCCTAGAGATGGCATAGGCAACCAACGCGTCAGTGAGCTCCTTGGATGGCTTTCCAACATCTTTTTCCTTAAGGAACCTCTGCACATATCCAGGAAGACATTTGATGAAGGTCCGATCACGTGGCTGCAATGCGGTCTTCACATAGATCCAATTCTCGAACTCCTCTCGGAGCTCGGAATAAGGGCCCGGTTCCAGCCCATTTCCTGTTTGAAGCCCAGCATCATTAGTGATTGGCTCAGTTTGATTAGCCCGATCATCACTACAACTAGTCTGGGCGCTAGCAACGGAGCTGGTCTGAACTCCCGTGCTAGTCGACACTCCATCCGGCTCGCCCTTGTTCTTCGGTGTGGGTGGCTGGGTTCCAGATGGTTTTTCCACTGGGGATGGAACCTTCAGCGCGGATGGTGGATTCTTCGCTCCCCTTGTCTTCAATGGTGGTGTCGGGAAATTGGGGTCCTCCGGCATCGAGAAAGCTTGCTCCAGTGTTGATGGATTCCACAGTGCCATCAAATCGCGCTTCGTTTGCGTCCCCGCAGTGCACATCAGAACCGGTTTGTCGGTCTGGCACATTATGCTGGTCACCGAGCCGATGCTCGGTGCCCCAGTCATGCTGGGAGAGCTCGGCCTGTTGAACTCTGGCCCGCTCGCACTGCTCTCCTTCGGCAACACGTTCGCATGCCCTTCTTCGACGCTCTCTGCGAGCACGAGTCGCTGCGTTTGCCCTTCGTTCAATCCGTTGTGCTTCAGCGCGCTGAGCTTCCCGCTGCTGAACTCGAACCCCAACTGTTTCAGGGCTCTCCTCATAAGCAGGTTGTTTTCTGCCAACGAAACGGCGCGCCGCCGCTCTTCCGACTGGGCCTGCTGGCCTAGTGCTTGTTCCAGCCTCCGCACCTTCTTCTCGAGCATGATCTGATGATCGATGCTTGGCATTTTCGAGAGGGCGTTCTCGAGGCTGTGAACCCGCTGGGTCAACCTGGTGTTTTCGACCACCAGCGACTCTTGATCCTCGGGCGTTCTTGGATGTCTTGGCCCGGCATGAAGCTTCCTTTTCCGGACACGGTCGTCCTTCGGAACCCACTCCTGGAGGCATTTCGGTGTGAGGCTTTCTGCTCTCAACACTCTTGCTGCGCCCACCAGGGTGGAAATTGATCTCCCTCCTGCTGTCCCCCGTGCTGGCGGGTACAGCCTGGCCTCGATGTGCTGGGCCACGCTTTGGGTTAATCCGAAGTTGGCGTAATTCGGATACGCTCTCCTCAACCCGTTTTGTTTGTTCTCTTCCCACCGCCACAGCGCGCGCTGGTATCGCGCCCGCTTGCCACTCCGGTGCTTCGGCGAGCTCCTCCCTGATTGGGAACTGAAGCTGCTTACACTGGCACCACCAGGGGACTGGCTCTCCAACAGGGGCCTCCCACTTTCTCCAATCGGCAAGCCATTGGTCGCACTCAAGGCAGAGGAAGCCATTCCTTTTGTGGCTTCTCGGCTCTGGCCCATCACCCGGTCCGTATGCTTGGGACCCACCACACGCGCACCACAAGAGGGCTGCTTTGCCGCAGCCACTACACTGTTTTGTTCTGGCATTAGGATACAAAACTCCACTCATAGATATACAGTAAGCTAAACAAAT